TTCATACCCACTTCTATTTGAAGAACCGATAGGGTTACATTTAGAACAAACGATATAATTTCTTTTATACCTTTCATACAGTAATTGTTTTGATAATTCAGATGTTTCATTACATATGAAGCATGAAACGGTTAGAGATTCTTTCTTTATGTCAATAAAAGTGATATCAGGATATAACTCTTTAAAGGTTTTAATAATTTTATTTTTATAGTTATTAGTTTTACTATAATTTTCATTACCATACTTTTCTAAACAAGTTTGTTTATATTTTTCAAAATTATTATAATTTTTATCACCATATTTTTCAACTCTCGTTTTTCGATTTTTTTCAAGATTATTATAATTTTCATCACCAAATTTAATTAACTTGGTTTCTTTTTGTTTAATCATAAAATCTTTATGTTGAGGATAAAAATCAATCCCGTATTTTTTTTGGAAGGTTTCTTTTTGTCTTTTAACCATTTCCAATTTGTTACCATTAATACATTTTAAAGAACAAAATTCACCATATGGATTATCAAATCTATTTCTAAATTTTAATCCCGAATTACAAGTAAGACATTTTGGTCTTTCCGAAAGATTATTATAATAAAACCATATTTTTTCTTTAAAAGTTAATTCCAAAGAAATGTTAATAGAATAATCTATTATTTTTTGATATAATTGGGGATGATTATTTGATAACCATTTTTCAGTTGTTTTATATCCCGACTTATTATCTGTTGTAAAAAAAGTAAAATCCATATACTATCATATTATGATAAATATACGGATTTTTATTTTGGGTGTAAAGGGTATGTAAAAAAATCTAGTAAACCAATATACAACGGTCCATTCTAAGTTGGGCGGTTACGGTTGCAACTTTATCATCACTATATCCTAATGAGTTAAAGTTAACGTCTTTCATCCATGTACCTTCCATAATCCACTTCTCAACAACTACCCCTGTTGGGTCTAACATCTCAAGGTCAACATTTTTCTTATATCCTGCCGCATAACCCATACGACCTGTTACAGACTCAGCACATAAACGAACCCACTCCATAAGAGCTTGTGATGCTGAAGGTCCAATAGGGTCCCTAAACGTAACGTTTATTTCACCCCAGTTAAAACGTCCCGCAACATATGTTGAAGTGTTTAAGAAAGGAATCTCAACAGAATTTATTGTTATATGTGGTCTAGCGGCCGTTTCAACGAACCATTCATTAATCCCTAAAGTTGAAGGAAAACGAAGTATAAATCGATTGTTCCTTTTCGGTTCGTAAGGAATCGGCATTTTCATTAGTAAATCAGCCATTGTATTATTTTTTTGTTTGTTTGTTTAGTTTATTATAAATATATCGAGATGAAAAATTTTCTCTTTACTTTGTTTTTTTTTATTTTAATCTTTCTATTATAAATTGCCTAGTTAATATGCTTTTTTTATTCCTCCTGCAGTTAAATATGTTTTAATTATATTATCTGGTTCTTTTTCAAATGCTGATTTAACTTTTTCAACATTTCTTATATCATCATCTGAAAATCCTATTGTAGGTAGAAAATTATTAGTTACTTTGTTTTTAAGAAATGCTTTCTTATGAATTTTTGAAGACATCTCCCTAACAAATTGGACAAATTCTTTTAAAGCTTTAATTTTACCTTCTTCAGGGTTGGTTGCAGAACCTTCACCATAAGTGACAGGATAAAACTTACACATATCAAGATATTCTCTAATCATGTCTTTTTTAGACATTTCACCTTCATCGGCCAAATCTCTATATTTTTCCAAATTCTTAACTAATTCATTTGAACTAATTCCCATATGGTTAGATACAATAAGATTATAACACGCCTCTTTAATAACACTTGGGGTATGTCCCCTAGCAGTTACTATAGAAAAAATTGACCCGTTGTTAATTGCCTCAACAAAGTCTCTCCAAGCAGGACCTGGTTTACCTAATAAAGAATCAACAATAAATTGTCTATCACCTTTTACTCCAAAGTATTTAAAAGGTTCTTTCCCAAAACCTACAATAGTGTGTCCCTCATATTCAAAAGGGTTTTTACCGATATCAGTTCTATATTCCGCAAAATCTTCAGTAGACATTCCTACCTCATCACCATCTTCATCTTTTAAAAGTATTTTAGTTGGCATGGTCATAATATTATCATCCCAATCAAAGGCATAGTATTTCATGTCGGGAGTTCCCTCTTCTGTAATACCTTCTATAATTTTATTTTTTAACATATTATTTACTTAATAAATAAAGACAAGTCGAGTTTTATGTCGACTTGTCTTAAAATTATTTTTAGATATTATCAAACGATGCACCTGTTGGAGTGATATAGAATGTGATATCTATAAATTCTAACGATTTAGTTGGTTTAATATAGATTTTACCTGTCATTTGATTTCTATCCAAGTCAGCAACATCTGAAGAAACTGTTACACGGAAATCGTATAAACCTCTGTCTCTTCTAATTGCGTCTAAGATGGGGTTAACCGCGTCTAAGAAATCTTGTCTTACTTTTTCATCGTTTTGTTCAAACAATAATCTTACTGAAACCGCAGATATTAATTTACGAGCTTGTAACAATAATCTTCTTACGTTGATTCTATCAAGAGCAGATTCTCTAATTTGCATGGTCTTGTTACCCCAAATTACAGTTCCAACATCAGAGAAGGTTGCGATTGGGTTAATTCTACCTTTATAAAGAACGTCTCTATCTTCTTGAGTAAGTTTCTTTCTCGCTTTGATAGCACTTACGATACCACGAGTGTAACCCGCCGCAGCGAACCAAGGGAAAGCAATATTATCCGTTAACGCCAAGTTTCTTGTTACCTCAGCCGTAGCAGGTATATAGATTTGAGTGTTGTTTACAGTATCTCTTGTTAAAACCCATGGGTAATAAGTTGCCGTGTAGTTTGAGTCGATACCCGCAGTTTCCAAATTGTCTACCGCTTCTTGTGGATAAATTAAATCTAATTGGTCACCCGTTGATGGTACAAACATGTTGTAGTCGGGTGTTGTGCAGATATAAACTGAATCCGCTCTATTGAACTCAATCATTTCAATTGCATCACCCACTAAGTCAGAGTGATTAATATAATCAATACCTGGTGTAACGAATACGTTAATATTAACCGCCTCAGGGTTAGAGAATGTTTGTTGTCCTAATAAGTAAGCGTAATAGTCGGTGTTTGCCCAATCTTGTCCGTTGTCACCAACAGTGATTTGTTTAAACGCTCCCCATCCTGTAGCCGTTGGGTATTTGAATGAAGGACATGCTCCATTTCTATAACCAATTCTACCTAATACGAATCTATCCGCATTTGTTCTGTGTTCAGTATAGATATCCCATCCGTCAAATCCTCCACGACATAATAACGAGAATTTACGTGCGTATAATCTATAATACGGATTCGCTTCGTTATCAGGGTCTGAAGTAAATGGTGCAGAACCTACATAGAAAGCCGGTGTACCACTTGTTGAGAAGTAACTTGGTATTGTAATACCACTTGCATTGATGTCCATATGGAATCCTCTTGTTCGGAAAGCCCATTCATCTCCTGAAACGTCTGTACAAACATCTAATGGTAATTGTTTACCTTTATATGTGTAAAAATCAACGTCAAAACCAACCGTATCAGAAATACCAAGATAAGTTCTACGAACATTATCACCATTACTTCTTATGATATCATCAGCACCTGATGATAAACCAAACGGTGGATTATAAACTATTTCACCAGGAAAATCATATTTTGTTTTATAAATTGGGAATGGAGGTCTAACACCAGCATATTCTCTAAAATTATATCCCTCAAATCCACAAGGTAATGCGTCCACGGGAGCATCCTCGTTAAGTTCAATCATAACGTATTTAGAATTCAATGCGTATTCTCCATCTAATGTACCAATTTTTTTAGCAATAAAACTATTATCATTAGGGTCCATAGAACAGTTAGTGAATTTTTCAAGAACTACAGGACTATTATCTGAGTCAAAGAAATCTCTAACAATTACATCAAAAGTACCATTATTAAACGAGATATTAGCAATTGAAAGTTTAACTTCAATATTCGCGTCGTCACCATCAGCAATTGTTGTAAACTTAAATAAGTTGTATACTTTATTACCTCTTAATTCAGATACAACCCATGGTGACACAGGTGATTGATATTTTTCAAGATACCAAGCGATTGAAGTTGGGTCAACTCCTTGTCTTGCGTTAGGTAATGCCGTTAACTCACAACTTAATCCTCTAATAAATCCTTTTCTCCAACCATAAGTTAATAATGCTTGGAATCTTTCCTCAACAAATAAAGGAACTACTGTTCTTGGTTTTGCAAAATTAGATTGTCCAAACACTTTAGAAATGTACTTACTATCTGAATTTGATAATGATGTTTCAAAGAAGAACGGATTACCGTCTTTATCTGTCACATTAATACCAAATGTTGAGAATGGGTTTTTGGTTACACCTGAATACGTTCCTGTACAATCTAATTGTACATCATGACCGTCAAATTGATTGTATCCGTTAACTCCACCTGGTACTTCATATACCGCACCGTCATCACTACCATAAGTTGCCAATCCTCTTGAACGTAAGGTCGCAACAACTAAATCATCAAAATCGGTAAATGCCGTACCTTTGTATATGTAAATTTGTCCTGTTAAATTACCTGTAAAACATTTTGTTGGTGTTGGTAATGTTGTTGTTGTTGTTGTTCCTGTTGGTGTTGGGTTACAAGGGTCAGGTGTTGGTGTTGGTGTTGGTAACGTACTAGTTGTTGTTGTAGTACTAATTATTTCAGTTAAATCCGTAACGATTGACCAAAAAGAATAACCACTATAAACCGCATTTCCTACATTATCAAATAATGCGTAATACCAAGGGTCATTTTGTGGTGCAGCATAGTTAATCATTGTCTCATCAACACTTTCAACATTAAACACATTTGTTTCCGCAGTAAAGATAGGTGAAAGTGAATTATATACATCACCTGAAATGGGTCCATAATAATAAATTGAAGAGACTTCAGTTGATGGAGTATTCATAATATCAAAAATTTGATTTGTCATATCTTGATATAATGTTCCAGTACTACCATTAAAGTTCTCATATGGTAAGTTTAATTTTGCAGCAATTTCTGATGGGATAGGACCTGTAAATGAAATACTATTAACACTATCGGTACAACCTGTAAATGGAATTGAGTAACTAATAACATTAGGTAATGTACATTCAAAAACACAATTAACTGTTTCACCTGATATACAATCGAATTCAACTGTTGTCGGATTAACGTTTGCCTTTGTGGTAATTGACCAAGATGGGCCCGCATCATAACCTGATAAACCTAATACTCTTGTTACAAACAATTGGTTAGATTGTTGTAAGTAAGCTTTAGCGATATACGCCGCTTCATATTTAGGAATTTGTGTGTTTATGAATTTTTCAGGAGATGTTCCTCCGAAATATGCTGAAAACTCATCGAAGTTTCTGATAAAGATAGGTTCGAAAGCGGGACCTTTTTGAGTCTCACCAACAATACCTAAAGTTGTAACACCTACACTTTGTGCCACAAAACTCAAATCAACTTCAGAGGTATACACTCCAGGAGACACGAATACTTTGTTGTTTGTTGCCATTATTTTTTTTCTTTTAGCTTGTTTATTTATTTTATAGATAAATATTAGAAAAAAAACCAAAATACTTTACTTTGTAGTAAGTATTTATAAATTGGGTGGAATAAATTCTGCCTTTTTTCTACCATGGACAATAAAGTAAAAAAAATAAAGAATCTAAAGATATCAATTGAGGTTCATGATATCCTAAAGACCTATTGTGAAAAGAAGGGAATTAAAATGTATCGATTCTTAGAAAGAATGATAGTTGAGAAGTGTAAGGAGAAACCTGACGTATACGGTGAGAATTAAATTGGGTTACCAAATAACCTAATTATTGATTCTAAAGTATTATCTGTTTTAACAATCACAAATTTTAACTTATCATCCGTATTTATTTGGATTTCTGTTAAATCTGAACCATAAAAGTCATTATTAATATAAACATCAAAACTTTCGATATTAATTGTCGAGCCGATTATTATATTTGTTGTATAATCGAATGTCTGTGAGTTAACATTATTACCAACAACAAACAACACATTAATTTCATTACCACCTGTATTAATATCTTTCTTAACTCGTCTTTTTGTTACATTAGTATCAAACTCCACGACTTGTAAAACTCTTGAGACCGCAGGTGAAACCTCAAATTCATTTTCATCTATTAAGAACCCTAATAAAGTAAATTCATAACTTTGGATATAAAATTTTCTTTTTTCTAATTCCATAACTGATTCGTCAGAAATATTACCCATAATGATAGGGATATAATGTCCTTTTATAACTTGGTATGCCTGTCTTGAAGCAAACTTTTCTATGACGTTTTTATTGAATTCGTTGATTTCTCTCATTCGATTACATACTATTTTAACTGTATATGTAATGTCAACAGGAACAGGTTGAGGTATTTTATATATGTCCATACCATTTCTTTGCCCATCCCAAGTTGGTACTTGAGCATAAAAATATTGTCGTCTATTTGGGATATTATAAAGTATCGCAGGATTTGTTCCAAATTTTACTTCAGGAACTCTTACCGTTGTAACAAACGGTGGCTCAACATTTTTATCAAGATTCTGTAAATTCCACGTCTCAGTAAATTGACTCCAATTCTGAGTTGTTACTAAAATATCAATTGTTGGTATTATCTTACCATCAATAACGGTCTTTAATTCATTTTTAACAAATTCTAAAAATCCACCATCTAAATCGGCGTGTAATAATGATTTAGGTAGATAGGTTCCATCCTTATTAATTTTGTCAACTAATTCCTGTCTTCTTGGTAGAAGAGTCTTGGATTCGGTTAAAGGAATATTTTTCTTTATTTTTTTAGGTAACGGCATTTTAATCAATAATTAAAGGTTCTTCATTAAAAACCGCTTTATTTTTACTAAGAACATCGTAGTTATAATTATCAAACACTATTACTTTTGTTCTACTTGAGAAGGCAATTTTATTAACACTTTTTTTATTTTTGTAATCTCTCATACCGTAAGTATTAATATAATATTTACCGTCTTCTTCGTTAAATGTTTTTAATGGTTTAATTTGGTAATTCACGCCATTTATAGTTACATCAACCCCATTCCATCTGTCCATCTTAGAACCATGAGGGTAGTAGGTAACATTATCAGAACCTACTTTATCTAAGAAATTTTTAACTGATAACCTCTCAAGCTCTAATCCGTTTTTAACCGAATCCCATTGTCTATCAACTAACATTCTTGTGTATTCATCGTCATTTTTAAACAAGTCTGACATCCATTCAACAATATCATTAATTTCTTTACCTTCTTTTAAATCATCAAAATATTTTAGGTATAACAAACTATGTATTTCATCTTTAGTGTCAAAATAATTCATTATTGACCAATCCTCTAAAGGGTCATTTGTTTTTTCACCTATAGTATACACACCCCGTAAACCAGGTGTAAAAATTTTATCTTGTTCATTCCAATTTTCAGGGAAAGCTTTTTCTAAAGCCTCCCTAACATTTGATGAGGTAATTCCTATAAATGATGATAATTTTTGCTGATTTTTTAATGTGAAATTAGGGTTTTGATTATCAAAACTACTTTTATCTATATATGCCGATTGGTCTTTAAAATATATATCATTCTTGTTAAAAATAAAATCACCATCAATACCCTCCAATTTAATTTTGTTAGGTATTGGGGATTCGTCTTTAACAGGAACTATCTTATTAAAATAATATCTTTTAGTTTTAAATTTTTCAAACAAACCTAATGTAATGTAAGTGTACTTTGTTGGGACACCTTCTATTTCATCTGACTCTGATAAAACGTCCGAATTAATTTCGTTAATTACGAATAATTTATTTTTTTGGTTAATCATGTCAACCTCTTTGGCTTTGTATACGGGTTCTTCTGTTCCTTTATAAACAAAACTATCGTATTTGTATGGGTTATAGGTAACCACATTATTTAATGGTTCATTTGGAATATTTTCACAAGGAAACTCACAATAATCCAATAGATTACCAATAACAAATGCGTGAACATTTTTTTGTTCAGTCTGTCTAACCATTTCTTTACCGCCTTTTCTAACTCTAAATTCAACATCACCTAATTTAACATAATCCGCGTGTAAAAATACTTTATCATCATATCTAACTGAAAAAGTATGTTTATGTAAATTATAATAAACCATAACTCTATCACCAATATGTTGTTTTTCTTCATTATTTGTGACAGTTTCAAGAATCATTTTCTTTTGTCTTTCTGTAATTAATATGTTCATAACTCTCTTTTACTTTCTTTAAACCCTCTTTTTAGTTTATCATTATATGCTCCCGACACAACCATTAAAAAGTCAAGTCTTTTAAACTTAATATTAGGATATCTACTTATAAATATAGTACTAACTCTTTGTGTTACCCAATTTTCATATACCCCAAAATTGTCGGGTTTATTACCTGGACCACCACGTTTAATATCATTATTCAAATGATGAATAACATAATCAACAAGGTCACTTATTTCGTATAATCTTCTTAATACCTCTATTTGAGATTCTGTTATTAGTATTTTCATTATATTTTATTTCCTTTCTTTAAATTATCTTCCGCCCATAATGGTTGAAGATTTGTATAATGACAAAGTTTATAAATCTCTTCTTCAGTTTTAGCTGAAGATAACGGAATAATATGGTCAATGTGAATATGTTTTCCCAGTAAATCCCAAGACATCCCCTCAACAAACTTACTCTCTAAATAACTTTTTAATTCGTTAGGAGTTAAACCTATTAATTCATAAGTCGAGTTGTTTTTATTTACATTTTTTAATGTAAGATAGTAATTTGTTCTGGTTCTAATATTTTTCCATAATTTATATATTGGGTCAATTATTTTCCTTTTTTTATCGTAGTCAGTCATATAAGTTGTATTTTTTTTATTCCATTTTTTCTTATATTCTTTAATTTTTTCTTTATTTTTTAAATAATAAACATTAGCACTTTTTTTCTTTTTTTCAGGATTATTTTTCAACCAGATAGACGATAAAATATTAGATTTTTCTCGATTATTATCATACCATTTTTTCTTACTAATTTTACGAGATTCTTTAGTTAATTGGTTATATTGGATAAAATATTCTTTATTTTCAGTATATCTTTTTTTTGATTCAATTTTCCTACATTCTTTACAAGACGACCTTAATCCATCTTTTGATTTTTTTTCCACACCAAAATAGGTAAATTCTTTACCAATATTACATATTTTACATATTTTTATCATAACCCTCTAAACTCATTATTTGTGACTGGTGATGCTATTATACTTCTATAAAACGGTTTGTACCCCGCGTAACTATGTTTATTGTCCGAAATAACCCTTCCATCATTATTTACTGTGTAGTATCTAACTCTATCCTCAGTCTCATAGTACCCAATATAATCACCAAAATTAATATCAATACCTAATTCGTCCAATTGTTTTTGATACACAGAAACTTTTAAATTACCTGGTTCAAACTGTTCAATTTTAGAATTACCTAAGTTTTTATTCTCAGGTGCCATAATTTGAACGTGTCCTTTAAATTCGATTGGAGGTAAAAATTTAATACCGTCAGACACTGTTTCTCCGTAAACGTTATCTGTTTTACTTTTTTGTTTATCAATTCTATATAATACTAAGGTGAAGTTCATATCTCCATACAACCATTCTTCTCCAAATCGGATTTCCAAATCATAATCTTCGGACCCAAAAAATTTCCCAATTCTTGTTATGGGTACTCTTAAATCACTCATATAAATTTTCTTTTATTGATAAATATTAAAAGATTCATTATTGTTAGGTAAAACATTAATCTTTGGATAATATAAACACAGGAAGTACAATCAATTTGATTGAACAAAAAGCGTTGTCGATACTTGACACGTATTCAGGTGCTAACAATTATATTCTGAAATTAAAATTTCAAAAGGAAACTAACAAAAAGTTTTACCCCACAAGAGCTCAATCTGAATACATTATAAATTTTCATGAAACTTCACCTAAGGTCGCAAAAAAATGGGTTGACTTAGACCCCTATTTTGCAAAGAAAATTGCTGATGAAAAATTATACACCGAAATCCCTAAAGAAGTTTGGGTTGAGAAACTTTTAGCGGAGAAGGAAAAATCTTATCATGTTTGGGGGAAAGTTCTTTCAGGAGAAACTATTCATGACTTTTGGTTACCTAAAGGGGCGTTACTTAAAACTCATAAGACTGAGAAGGTAGAAATTGATTATTCTAAATACGACCATAGACCACCACTTACTCATCAAAAACTCGCAATTGAAAAATTAGCGGGGTCAAAACGTTTTATTTTAGCCGATGATATGGGATTAGGCAAGACGACATCCACAATTATTGCTGCGTTAGAAACAAGTGCTAAGAAAATATTAATTATTTGTCCCGCATCATTAAAGATTAACTGGCAACGAGAAATTGAGAACTACACAGATAGAAGTGTTTATATTGCGGAAGGGAAACACTTCTCAACAGAACACGATTTTGTAATAGTTAATTACGACATCCTAAAGAATTTTTACGATTTAAAAGACAAGGAGAATTCTCTAATTACCAAAAGTAACTTTGAACTAATCATAATTGATGAGGCTCATTATATTCAGAACGGTCAAGCCCAACGAACCAAATTAGTTAATAGTTTTGTTAAAAGTGTGGATAAACTTTGGTTGTTAACAGGAACACCCATGACCTCACGACCAATGAATTATTATAATCTATTGTTCTTAATAGAAAGCCCTGTTGCTCAGAATTGGATGGCATACGCAATCCGTTATTGTCAAGGATATCAATTCAAGGCGGGTAACCGTAAGATTTGGAATGTTAGTGGGGCGTCTAATTTGGAAGAGTTGAGAGATAGGACTTCTCGACAAGTTTTACGAAGATTAAAAACAGAGGTGTTAGATTTACCTGACAAAATCATTTCACCAATTTATTTGAGATTAAAATCAAAATTATATGAAGGCCTGATGGGGGAATATTATGATTGGTATAAAAATAAAAAAGAAGAATCCTCATCATTAACCGTGCAATTTTCTAAACTAATGAAAGTTAGACAAGTTATTGCCGAAGAAAAAATAAATGATACAATTGAGCTAGCTCAAAACATTATTGACCAAGATAAGAAAGTCATAATTTTCACAAATTTTACAGATACATTACAAAAAATACATAGTCACTTTGGGAAACAATCCGTTTATTTAGACGGGTCTTGCACCAAACCACAAAGACAATATGCCGTTGACCAATTTCAAGAGAATGATAAAATAAAAGTCTTTGTTGGGAACTTAAGGGCTGCGGGAGTTGGTATTACACTAACTGCTGGTGAAGCGGTTATTATGAACGATTTGTCATTTGTTCCATCTGACCACGACCAAGCTCAAGACAGGGCATATCGTTACGGACAAAAAAATAGTGTCTCAGTTTATTACCCAATTTTTGAGAATACAATTGAAGGTGTTATCTACGATATGTTATCTAAAAAGAAGAATATTATTGATACCGTAATGGGTGATAACATAGAAGACAAGGGTGATTTTGTTGAGTTGTTAATGAATAAGATTAATAATGTGAGTTAGTTTCATATTTATATAATATGAAAAAAATACAAGAAAAGATTAACATAATTACAGAACAGTTAATCGTAGAGGAAAAAAAAGACAACCAAAAACTTTTTTTGACCGAAATGAAAAAAATAGGTATTGAAAAATTACCTTACGCCTACTCATCACTTAAACAATTTATTGATGCGGAAACAATGGAATACCATTATAACAAACATTATAAAGGTTACGTTGACAAATTAAATTCCGCACTATCTAAAAAGGATTATGGTGATTTAGAGTTAGAAGACATTATCAAATCAATTGGTAAGTATGATAAGACAATAAGAAATAATGCTGGTGGAGCATTTAACCACGCATTATTTTGGAAGATGTTATCCCCAAAGACACAAACACCAAATGGTGATATCTTAGATAAGATAAAGAAAGACTTCGAAACATTCCAAAAATTTAAATCCAAATTTGAAGAGGTTTGTAAAGACCGTTTTGGTTCAGGGTGGGTTTGGTTAGTATTAACTAATCGTAATACTCTAAAGATTGTCTCAACACCAAACCAAGATAACCCATTAATGAATGTTGTTGAGAATGGGGGTTACCCTATTTTAGGGTTAGACTTATGGGAACATGCCTATTATTTAAAATACAGAAATAAAAAAGATGAATATATTCAGAATTTTTGGAAGTGTGTTAATTGGAAGTTTGTGAATCAATTATTAGGGATGAGGTTAAAGAAAAAAATGGATGAGTCTATTTCATTGAGAGAAGTTTTATCTGAGGGTAAATCTGAAAAATGTAGTCGAGAAATGAATGAGGCAATAAAATTTGTTTTTAACATTAATCCAAAAGTTAAAAATACTTTTAGATATGGTATTGAAAAGATACTACAAGAAATCTATCCCGATAACTATTATGGTCAAAATGAATATGGTGAAGGTCAAATGTCGGGTATCTATGATTTAGAAACTGAGGGCAGGTCGGTGATTAACAAACTTAACACCAATTATACTTGTTTTTGTATTCTATTAACGGATATTAACAAAGTTATGAGACACGAAGGTAATCCCGAAATTAAAATTATTGGGTTAAAACCTTTTGAACAAATTAGTGAGACCAAAAAATTTGTTAAGAAATTAGAAGAATATAAATCAAGAATCTTTACCCCACAATCGGGAACATTTCAAAATTTAATGACGACTTTAGGAATCACTCACGACATGGGAGGTAAAACCGAAGATTATGCGGTTGTTTTGTTGAAAAAACAATTTGGGGATGACAATGTAGAACAAATTGGTGAGTTAGGGAACAAAGAGGACATGATTGGGGGTATCGACTGTAAAATAATTGTTGATGGAAAGACAAATACCGCACAAATAAAACCATTTAGTCGAATCAAACAAGAAGAAGGTAAAATCACCGTATTAGATACAGGACAAGTTAAAAAATACTCTACTGATTGGATGGTATTCACCAAAAAAAATAAAGAAGTATTAATTTTCAGTAATAAACGGGTGAAGATAACTCAAGGAGTTTATGTTTTCCATGAAGAAGATTTGATTTATACTTTAAATTGATATTTATATATAAACACAAACCATGGCAGTTATAGCAGAACCAGAAAGAAGTCAATTATACACAAGACTAAAACACTTGTTAGGAGCACCACTTAGAAGTGTTGAGCTCGAGGATGAGATGTTAGATTCATTACTTGCTCTATCTATTGAGGATTATTCTCAATATGTCCAAGATTGGTTAATCGAATCCCAATGGACATCGTTATACAATCTTAATTTAGATACTCAATCATTATCAAAAGCGTTTATCACAAAAAGTTTAACTTACGAAGAAAGATATACTTATGCGTATTCTAAAATTGTTGGTTTACAGGCCGGAGGAGATTCTGTTTTAAAGAAAGATTATATACAATTAGTTAGAAATCAACAAATGTATGAAATTCCTGCTGGAAGAGAAATTAATGAATTATTATGGTTTTCTCCCGCAACGTTAAATAACATTATGTTCGACCCATGGTCTTTCGGAGCGTTAGGTGCTGGCGGCGGATTAGGTGGAGGAGGTGGTCTTGCTCAAGGAGGAGGTATGGCTGGAGGTTACTTTATGATGCCCGCTTTTGACATGTTATTGAGAATGCAAGAAATTAATATCCAAAGAAGAATGATTGCAGGTGATTTAACATATAAAATCACCGCATTACCTAATGGTAAAAAAGCAATTCATTTAATGAATACACCTGGAGGTAAATTTGATTTTGGTAATGGTACTATGACAAAAGGTAGGGTTTGGTATCACTATTATGATGTTGAAGGTGCGGATAGAGATAAATGTCTAAAAGATAATCCTGACATTATTAAATTACCATCAGATGTTCCTTTTGATAAAATTGATTGGGTAGATTTAAATAATCCTTCACAAATATGGATTCGTAGATGGTTCTTCGCTTATGCGAAAGAAGCGTTATCAAGAGTTAGAGGTAAATTTAGTGGAAATATTAAAACACCTGAAAGTGAAATAACTATGGATTACGCATCATTGGCAACTGAAGCCAAAGATGAAAAGACAAAGTTAATTGAAGAACTTATTGGTGCTGAAGGTAGGTTAACAAGATTAAAACCTGAAAAAGTTATGGAACGAGAGGCGTTACTTGCGGAAAACTTAAACAAACAGAAAAAATTTACGGCAATGCCGAGACAAATATATGTAATCTAATGAGAACCGTTAATTTTACACCAAGAAAAAATGTGGTTAGATATCATACAAGGATGTCACCGTCAACAATTATTGTAGATGGTACGGAAATACTCCACGAAAAAACTCACAAGTTAAATAAAGAGTTATTAATTGTTGTAAGAGATTCTGAAAATTCTGAAGTTGTTTTAAATTCTACGGAATACACTCATGTAATTGTAAAATCTTTAATTAAAACAGTAATTAAACCTGACGTTGGGTTAATTGATGAAGAGTGGGAAGAACTTCTGTTAGAAAAAAGTTCGTGTGTTCAATTTCAATTTGTAGAAGATTCGTGGTTAATATTATCCTCAGATGGAATAAAGTTTGATTAAACAAACTCTTCCCATCCTTCAGACGCTAATTCATAAATATAGTCAGGGTCAAGACCTCTCTTATCCCAATACTTAACTTCCCCTTCAGATAAAGTTAAGACTTCTTCTAACGTGTCTTGGTCACCCTGTTTAAAAGGTATACCATTAATTAGTGAACATTGGTCTTTAGTAAAGAATCCTCTATCGTCAGGTACGTTCACTAATAACCCATCACGAACCTCATTTTTAAATACAACTAATAACGGACCAATTCTTTTATTAAATGTTGCTATGGCTCTTGGAATATTATAATCACCAGTCATTTCAGGATTTTCCTCAATAACTTTTGGGTCTAACTTATAACAATTAATTTGAATCATTGAACTGTCAGATTCCTTAGGATAAACTCCATACATATCAAAATGATATTGAAGTTGTTCTGTTGTCCACCCCTTTTTAAGTTTATTTACTTTCTGAACATCTCCTTGTGAGGCTTTAGTACCATTATTAACATAATAGATAACATCACCTAATTTAACATTTAATTTATGTATGATGGATAATTCCATGTGAGCCATTCGACTCATTAATGAACCTGCTTTAGTTGTTTGAGAACAACGTTTTTTATAATCATCAATTGATAATTTAACTTTCGCTCTTTGAGCAATCTGCATTAACGGAATTTGTTTATCGTAAATTTTTTGTAAGTATTCATAATACCATTCTACAAACTCTTGACCCTTACCTTCTAATAACATCTTAACTCCTTTATCTAAAAATACCTCAATATATAACGGTAATTTTTTAGATTTAATTGTGTTACCAGTAAGTTTAACTTTACCACTTGATTCCATTACCGCATAATTCTTACGAGCCAAGTTAATACATGAAGGCCAGGTCCCATCTGTGTCTAAGGCCATCTCCCCACGCATAAAAATATCATTAAATTCCGCAACATCGGCATCATCTCCCGTATATTCTTTACCAACCTTAACTTTCCAATTTAAACCTTTACCAACATATCGTCTATCTTCCCAACCTTCAGGTTTTGAAAAGTTAACACCATCGGTATCCATAACCAAAGGAGTGTAACCTTTCTTCATAAAGAATTTAATCATTTGACGAAGATACTGTCGACCAGTACATGTTATCTGTTCACCCATAAACATATCTCCCCAAGCAAATACTTGTGGTGCGGATAATGCTCCAAATAAAGAGTTAATGAAGATTTTAATTGGGAGTTGTTTACGGTCATATTTTAAAGATACCTTATTATCTTTCTCATACCATTCCGCTGCCAAGTTTTTATACATAATACGACTATTTCTAAAATAAGCTAACAGACCTTTCATTGCCCCCGTAACATCACATTCAGGAAATACGTCATGTACTAATTGAATTGATGGGTATAGAGAAGAATAATCGAGTTTTAATACGTTTGTTGAGTAACCAACTTTAAGTAATCTTGATAACCCACCTACGAAATCAGTTTTTTCTTGTTTCTTTGGGATGGCCAGTTTATGTTTATATGACCATGCTAACATAATCATCTTCCATAACGTGGCAGTACCCATAGTTGAAATTCTTTCATAAGTTGTTGGAACTAATGATGCCAATAGAAATGTTCCTTGATTAAACTCGTCATCGACCAATAATGTTTCTTCTAAGTCATCGTCAAGATATCTTTCTACGATATTGTCTCCCGTAACTTTAATGTATGTTCCGGGAAATCTAGTGTCTAAGTCATTAAATTCAGGTTTATCTGCTCTTTTGTATTTACCGTTTTTAATATTTAACCAATATTCATTTTTATCCTTATACATTGACCCAATCTCTTCATGGGATATGTATACACGGTCAGGAGCCTCAGCTTTAATGTACTGAGTAATATACTTCAAACCTGCGGACTTAATACCCGAATTAATCGCTTGTGCTCGTCTTACAGAGTGGATAATATCAATTACATTATAACCCCACATACCAATTTGATTATATTTCTCAACCTCATTGGCAAGTTTTAACATATTCTCACTTTGTTTGATATTATGTTTTGGATTTAAAGTGTGACAGATTTTTTTAATATCTAAGTGGAGAGCCTTACATCTTTCTAATATCCAATACCAGTCGAAGTTCGCTGAATTATATCCACCAATAATACTTGGCTTTATTTCATCGATTATTTTAAAAAATTCTACTAAACCTCTACGTTCTTCATCTTCATCTGAACATTCAATTACTTTTTGATATCCTTTATTGGTTTTGATTCCAATCATGAATATGCGACCGTCTTTTGGCTCTAATGCGGTCGTCTCTAAGTCAAATACAAATCGGGTGATGTCATTGTATTCTTCATATCCTTTAAATAAACGTTTCTCTCTTGAAATTAGATATTGTTCTACAGGAGGTAGAATCATAATCTTGTCTTTGGTATTTTCTCCCCAAGGGTCTACTCCACCCTCTCTAAAAAATTGGATTAATTGTCGGTAACCTTTTAGACACTTAACCATATATTTTAGTCCTTGTTCTAATCGGTCATTATCTTTGGTCTCTAACTTCTCAATCATAATTCCATGTTTGGACATGGCTTCTTTCTGAAGACCTTTTGATGATTGGTAAAAATTTAAACCACGTAAATCACCGACCCAAGCAAATGGGGTAAAAGTGTCTTTACGTATTTCTTTTCCTTTTCCAGGAATTTCTTTGATTTTATAAATTGAATCCGTTAGGTAATCAAACTCAATGGCAACGATGTGCTCTTCAGGGTCGTTCCCTTCTAGGAACGATTTAATTTCTTCTTGACTTATCACTATAAATTATTTTAGTTGGTTTATTAGCTACCGAATTAGGTCGGCATTTACCTTTGTAAATAAATATAGTTTTTGTTTTGGTTTATATCAACTAAGTTTTTGTGAAACTTTAAATTCTTCACATAATACACAAATTCTAATAGGGTTATTTTTTTAATAAATTAAGTAGTTCTTTTTTTTCTTCTCTTGAAATTGGTTTACTCTTAAACATATTAACAACTTCGGTAATTTCTTCAGAAGTATATGTGTTAAGTAATGTGGTTTTTGTATTCTCACATTCTCTATATGTCATTTCATAAGCATCCTTTGAGTTATCAACCCAAACATCATTTTCTAAAGATTGTAGAAACTTATTATCACTTTTTCTTTTAATATATTTTATCATTTTTTTAAATTTTATAAATTTAATCGTTGAATACCTCAAACGTTAATGTTCCACTAGAACAGAATTGATTTACTAAATTGGTTGACATTTCTAAAAGAACTCCTCCATCTCCGGCGTCAGAGTATGTCCCTAAATAACTTGTATTTGTTTCAGAGTTTAAGTAAGTTATAAGTTCTGACATATCATTTACTGTACCATCCCCGTAAAGTGATTGAATGTAATTTCCATTACAAAACAAAGCAATACTAGTAAGAGTAATAGGAAAAGATGTTTCTACAGTTCCACTTATTACAATTGGTGTTGTTCCGGTATCTTGTATGATTTGAATA